CGTATAAAAACGGAGTTTTTAAAAAGGTAAAGGTATTAAAAGCTGCGCTTTTCACGTGAGCAAGCTCTACGTCTACACTCAAAGTGTAGATATGCGTCTACACCGAATTACATGCTTTGTGCGTAGTTATACAGCGCCTTTAAAATTGTAAGATTTTTTTCGCTGTCGTCATGTTCATGCGCTAGGTTTTCAAGGGTTATCATAAAATCTTGCGCGTTAATCGATGGTTGATCTTCCCCATGCATTAACTTGTTTTGGCAATACTGGCGCCATTGGTCAAGCTCTTGCTGGTTTAGCGTTTCAGGCCAGTTACGGGCGCGGTATCTAAACAACAATGTATCAAACTTTTTATCTTCAAAGTCTAACTTCAATCCAGCCAATTCATCTGGTTCTGCATCACGAATAATCGCAAACTTAGCTTTATCGGCATGGCTTGTAAAGCCATCGTAAAGTAAGTAGTCAACGTTAGTGGTTGCGCTGTAATCACCTTTTTCGTTAAACACTTCGGTTACTTTATCGCGAAGGTTGGTATTGGCTTTTAAAATAGCTAAGTTAGCTAAGCACTGCTCGCGATCAATCCCAAGGCGAGCGGCATTTTCAGGCAATAATGTTTTAGCTGGGGCTAAAATAGGGCACTTGTTTAAATGCACCAGCTTTAAACCAACAGGTAAATCACCCTCGGCTAAATCAACACGTTTGGTGTATAAACGTTTGCGTAACTCTTCTACGTTTAAATCAATGAGTACTTGCGGGTTTTGGGTTAAATCAAAACAAATAACCGCGTTTTTATTAACCGGATGAAAACTCATTGGTGCAACCCAGCTTGTACAGCCTTGTGTTGCTGGTATGCGCGACGTGGTATGCACCAGCGGCGTCATGTTAAATACATCAACCAATTCAGCAAGGGCTTTTTTATTACGCAGCCCAAAAAAGAAGTTATACAGCTTTGGCTGTTTTTCTTTTATTAGCTTAGCCAGTGCAATAGTGGCGGTTACATCGCTTAGTGCATCATGCGCAGCGGCGTGTTCAATACCATTAGCTACCGTTAAATGTTCTAGCTTAAAGCTTGGGCTGCCGTCTTCTTTTAACGGCCATTCAATGCCTTCAGGGCGCAGCGCGTAACAAGCACGTACTAAATCAATAATATCCCAGCGACTATTATTATTTTTGTATTCGCGCTCGTATGGGTCGTAAAAATTACGGTAAAAGCTATAACGGCTTACTTCGTCATCAAACCGAATACTGTTATAACCGGCAACACAGGTGTTTGGCACACTAAACTCAGCATGAATTTTTGCTATAAACTCAGCTTCAACTAAGCCTTTTTTCATCGCCACTTGTGGCGTAATACCCGTAATTAAACACGCCTCAGGGTGGGGCAAGTAATCCGCTTGCGGCTTACAATATTCAATAAGCGGCTCGCCAATAATGTTTAAATCAAGATCGGTACGAATACCCGCAAACTGGCTCGGCTTATCTTTTTGAGGGCTCGCCCCCCAAGTCTCGTAGTCGTGCCAATAGATTGTTGCTTGATTCTCTTGATAGCTTTCATTATTCATTCTATGTCTTAGCCCTTTATATTTACGGGTTATTAGCGCTACTCAGTTTCTTTTTGTATTTTCGAGTTTCTTGTAATTGGCGCATTGTGTGTATAGTATCGTGTATAAATTTTTTGCTAACTGTGTATAAAAAATTAAATGGCGATCAGTGACACCAAATTAAGAAAGCTGCTAGGTAAAAATCAAACACCGTGCGTATTATCGCATAGAGATAGTTTAAGTGTAAGGGTATCAGCTAAGGGGACTATCACTTGGCAATACCGCTGCCGTGTTGATGCTAAGCAGGTAATTATCACGCTAGGGCGTTATCCAGGGCTTAGCATCAAAGAAGCACAAAACTATATACCGCTGTTTCAAAATTGGTTAAGCCAAGATAAAGATCCACGCCTAGAACTTAAGCTCATGCGTAACAATGCCAAGGGCTTGCCCACAATGGCAGAAGTTGCAGCAAAGTGGTTAGATAAAAAAGTACCTGACCTAAAAGAAAAAACGCAAATTTTATACACAAACCAAGTCAGCAAATGGATTGTGCCAATCCTTAATGATAAAAATACGCCACTTGATTTAATGACCATTAAAGATTGGATAACTTACTTTGATGAAGTAAAAACACAAGGCAGTGCTAAAACAGCCGGCACTATCTTAGTGCGTATTAAATCGATTATTGGCTGGGCTGAAAAACGCGGTGAAGTAAAACCATTTAATCCTGTACTTACTTTAAATATAAATGATATCGGTGAACAAGCATCGGTTGGCCAACGAGTTATGCGCTTTGATGAAATTGCAAAGCTTTGGATACAAATAGAAAGCTCAAAAGCTACACCCGCAACTAAAGCATGCCTTCAGCTAATTTATATAACAGGGGCTAGGCAATCAGAGGTTCGTTTAGCCAAATGGGAGCATTTCGACTTTGAAAACAACATTTGGACGGTACCGCCCGAAAACTCAAAAACAAATAAAGCCATCCGCAGGCCTATTTCAACCAAGATGAAAAGCATATTAAATACGCTTGCAATGATATACGGCCGAAACGGCTATTTAATACCTGGCGGTAATCCACATAAACCAATGACCACCCACAGCATTAATCGCTATTGCTGTAGAATGTGGGATCACTTGTTTACTAAGTATAAAATGCCTAAGTTTCTACCGCACGATGCACGTCGCTCAATATCTACATTGTTAAGTGAAAACGTTATAGCGCCGCACGTAACCGAAAAAATGCTAGGTCACACAATGCGGGGTGTAATGGCTGTATACAACAAACATGATTGGATAAAAGAACAGGCCGAAGCCTACGAGTTATATTGCCAGCTGATTGATGATTCAATAGCATTTGAACTGAATAAAAATTGATATATAGAAAGCATCTATCAGTCTATACTTTGAAACTGATGCAAGCTATATCGGAATACTAAAACAAGGAGTTAAAATGTTAAAAATAGAAGAGTGTGAGAAAGCAATATTAGAAAATGAATTCAGCAAAACTGGTGAAATAAACACTGGTTTTGAATGGATTAATCATGGCTATTATCAGGTAAAGGATGAGGTATCAGAAGACGTCGCTTATTTCATAACAGCTAATGATGATATTGAGTCTTGTGAACTAGGACGTTTTTTTGTTCCAAAAGAATATAGAGGTAGTGTTTTTTCTAGAAATGCTGCTTTGGAAGTATTTGGATTTATTTTTGAGGCAAAGAATGAGGTTTGGTTAGAAGCAAATGAAAAGTCTATAAATTTTTGGCTCAAAGTTTTTGAAAAAATTAATGCTAACGTAAAAGAGGTTGGCGATTACAAGTATTTTCTAACAAAAATCACTTAGCTCTTAATCGTCGTTAATATCTGTCAAATATTGCAGTTGTAACGGTCAAAGCTATAAATAATATCAGTAGAGCGCATTCCCATGAAAATAATTATCTCCATAATATTTATAGCTTTGATAATTTATTCTCATATTTATAATTTTCAACAGAAGATACTTTATATAAGCGTTGATACATTCAATTTGTTACCTGGCCCAGATGAGTCTGCCGTTGTTTCGTTTGGTAAAAATGATAACGACTTTCATGCATTTGCGATAAAAAAGAAAGATATAAAGCAGGGTGTTGAGCTTGTATCAAAATCAAAGAACAACCCTAACTTTTCTGTGTTTGGTGATGTTGATGGTGAAGCGCTTGTTCGTTCAGAGCAGGCAGAGACATTCGCTAAAGTTAAAGTGTTGAGTGTTGATAAGCAAAATCAAAAAGCCGTATTTGAAGTTGAAGCTAACTTATTAAATATCAATTCGAATGAGCTTAATAAATTAGATAAAACAAAAGTTATTGTAAAAGGAGAGCCTTTTTTAAAGCTAATGTAGGTTGTAGTTTACTCTAGCATTATGCTAGTTCTATGCATTCTGAATGAGTATACGAAAGTATTTTTTGAATATAGAGGGTAAATCATTAATCGTATAACGACTAAGTGTAATAATTATTAAAATTTCAAAAAAGAGAATACTGTGAAACTATATATTACAGAAGCATATGATGATTTTGACGAGGTAATTAAGCATCGATTTATTGAAACAGTTCAATACTCGAAAAACAATGGATATGAGCTTAATATTGTTATAAATGACTTTAGTTTACTAGCAATTTCGTTCTTTAATTTTTTAGGGCATGAGAATAATAGGTTGTTTCTAAAAAATAGGTTTATGAAAGTAAGCGGAGTGAAAGTAAATCTTTATAGTCAAGTTACAGCTAAAAATATAGATTCAGCAGGGATTATTTTAGTTATGTGTGTCTCATATGCATTTGCAAGAAAGCTAGAATACATAGACTTTGATAGATGTATTGTTATCCCAAGAAATGCGGCAAGTAAGGATGAGTGGCTATCCCATGTTTAACCCGCCTAATCAATCAACTAATTCCATCGCAGTGTAGCATTGCCTGTATAAATCCTCAGCTTGTTAAAAACTGAACAGTAACTTAATCTATGATCTTCAATGAAAAGGGAAGATCATGGACGCAGAACAACAAATTCAAAACGCAATTGATACCAAACAAAAAATAAACGTAATCTACAATGGTGGTAGCATGAGTGGCCAGTCTCGTGTTTTAGGACCTATAAGTATTAAAGGCAATAAGGTACGAGCCAAGTGCTATACAACCAACGCTTTAAAAACATTCCTAATTGAACGAATACAAGTCATGGCTGAGAATGGCGAACTAACAAAAGATAGATCGTCAGAGGTTAATCAGCCACCAAAAGTAGAGCCACAGCAAACATTGTTAGACATAAAAAATGCGATAGCACCACATTTCCCTGTCGAGCAATGGTTAATTGATTTGACCGAAAGCACAAAAGATCTATCAATTTACGAACGTTTTAAAAACGGCAACCCTAAAAAATTACCAGAGCTACAAGTATGTTTTGAAGAATACAGAACAGAGCTAGAGATTGATGAACTAACAGGTGACTTTAAAGAAGTCATAATAAAGCGTACTAAAAATTGGGTGGTTCGTTATAAGAGAAAGAAATCAGCAATATCGTATAGCCATTTAAATACCGCAGCCGATCGTTTGTTTACATGGTGCAAAGAGTTACTAGGAAACCAGAGTATAGAATTTAAATTTTTAGAAAGCGCAATGCTAAAACACTTAAAAACAATGTGGCCTAGTGGTGATAAAAACAAAATAAAAAGGGAGTTGGCCGCTTATCCTAGCGTTTATTACAACTCTGCAATAAGTCAAGGAACGCTAAATAACGAGAACTGGTATTTTAGTGTGCCTTACACGTTCAGAGATGCGCTTGATATAAAATACGAAGAGCGTAAAAAAGATAAAAAGGGCTATATGGTTTGGACTCAAGGGCCTATTTTAAAGTTTAAAATGGGTGATAACTTCCCTTCCAAAAATAGTAATATCACAATCCAAGTACAGTTTGGTGATCAAATGGGCTGGGACGGAGATAAAAGCGAAATGTATCTTGGTAGCGTGGTGTTTGACTTGTTTGAACTCATAAATAAAAAGTACATTTACAAACAACGCTATCAATGTAACCAAATGGAATTTTTAGAGTTACTAATCAATGGGGGTAGCTTAGACAGATTAACTAAGCTATCCCGTTCATTAATAAATACCTAAAATAAAAAGGCCGCTAAATTAGCGGCCTTTTTCGTAATCCGTAAATATCAGGGTGTTTTCTTTTCAATATGATTTACACGAAAGTCCATACGCGCAACGTCTTTCTCGTTTTGAGTAACACGATTAGATAGTTTTAATAAATCGTCTTTAGTCGCTACTGTATTTTGAATTGTATTAACAGATAGAATCAAGGCATCTAATTTAGTATCTAGTTTTTCAAAACGCTGGTCTAGTTGAGTGAAACGGTTGTCAACATTCGCAACACGGTTGTTCCATGTCCACGCTGAAATCGCGATTGTGATCGCGAAAACTATACTAGCAATAAATTCAAAAGTAACAAATTGTCCACGAGTAGCTGGAGAGTCGTCGTTATTTCCGCTCATCAAAGTTCCGTTATAGTTTAATTTGTTGAATTGACGAATGTGTCAATAGATATCCTAAGTATAACTGTTGTTTCTTGGCGTTGCAATCATGCCCCTTGTTGAATCATTGACGCTTTCAAAGCGACTTACCCGTAAATATAACCTTCCCCACCAACGTACAATTACCATTAATCGGTATTAGTTGCTCTGGCCAGTTGGGGTTGGCGGCTTTTAGGAACTTGTGACCATTTTCGATAATTAGCTGTTTAAAAGTGGCTTGGTTGTCGTCGTCTAGGCGGGCTACTACGTACGAACCGTGAATGCACTCGGCTTCAGGGTCTACAAAAATTAAATCACCCTCATCAAACTTTGGCTCCATGCTAATACCTTGCACCTTTAAAACAAAGGTTAGGTCACTGCAATTAACAGGGCACATAAAACGTTCTGCGTCATAAGCTTTAATTTCACTTATTTCTGACCAAGCGCCAGCTTGTACCCAGCTGATAAGTGGGGCGGTGGCTTTGATTGTTGGCCCTGGTAATACATTACTGTTGATATCTTTGCTGTCACCAATGCCAAACTGTAAAAACTCAGGGGGACACTCTAAAGCTTCAGCTAATGCCTGAATATTGCGCGGATTTTTAGTGGTTCCATTTTCGATTTTTTGTAGTGACTGTTGTGCAATGCCTATCATTTCAGAGAGCTTAACTTGAGTAAGTTTAAGCTCTTTACGTCTTTCTTTTATTCTATTTCCGATGCTCATGAGTAGTCCTTTATCATTCAAATCAACATATTTAAAGCTTAAAAATACAGTTAAATTACAGTTTTTAACTATTTTACAGTTAAAAAGGGTATTGACAACCACCTATAAACTGTACTTTAATACAGCTACAAACTGTAATTTAAGGTGTTGAACTATGAATAACATCACTAAAGCTGTAAAAATCTATGGTGGGCAAACCAAATTAGGCAACGCCTTAGGTGTAAAACAAGCTTCTGTGTGGGATTGGATGAATAAATTCGGTCAAGCCCCAGCGAAATACATTCCACGTATTTCAGAACTAACTAACGGTGAAATATCGGTAAACGATTTACTGGCCGATCATCAAAAAAGCAAAAAGGAAGATGCAGCATGAGCACTGAACAACAAATTATTTTATTAGATATTCATCCAGATGCTAAAGCTGTGCTGTTTGCACTACTGCAAGAAAACAACCAATTACGCACTGAGCTTGAAGAGCAAAAAGACCGCCTAGTTAGCACCGTTGAGGCATGCGAGGTATTGGGATGTGCGCGTAAAAAGTTTTGGATTTTGTCGAAGTTGTCTGATTTTCCTAAATCGATTCAATTTGGCAAAACTAATCATTATCGCTTAAACGAGCTAATTAAATTTAGAACGCAGCACCAACAAAGCGTAAACAACTAGGAGAAAACCATGGCAAATGCAGCATTAGAAATTGCAAAAAAGCGCGATATTACAGGCGTAAATAAACAGCCTGAAAAAACTCAGTTAAAAGTTGTTGATGTAAAACCAACACCAAAGGGGCTTACTGAGATTAAAGGGCTATTTAATAGCGATCGTCATACCGCTGAATATGTGTATACGCACTTGAGTAAACCGCAGCAAGTAATTGTGTGTTATTCGGCAGGGCTATCTAAAAGTGACTTGGAAAGGAGCTATCACCAATTTGACCGTGAAAAGCGCCTTAAAATACATCAAGCTATTTTGCAGCTTCAAGAAATAGTAACCGCCTTTGTTGATGCTAATGCGATGACGCCAAGCCGTTTTTTACAAAAGCGAGATTTTAGCATTGCTAAAAATACTCAAAAAACAGAACAAGCACATTAAGGATTAGCCATGACTCCCGATCAACTAATCAATCAAGACAGTGGCAATGTTGAGTTTTATACGCCTGATAAAGTTTTGAAGTATGTGCACCAAATGTTTCCCGTTATTGGTTTAGACCCTGCAAGTTGTGCGGTGGCTAACAAGTCAGTAAAAGCAATGTGTTACTTAACTAAAGAAGACGATGCATTAACAAGAAATTGGATAGCTAATACTGTTTGGTTAAATCACCCATTCAATAAAGGTGAAATAGCATGTAAGCCAAAGTGTGTTAAAAAAATATGTAACGACCCGAGCTACTATAAGTATCGCGGCCACTGCATCACCGAAGACATAGCCAGCAACGGCGATTGGATTGACTATTACTTAGACCAATATGCGCAAGGTAACTTTAAAGAAGCAATGAACATTACCTTTGTTAATAGCTCAGAGGCATGGTGCCAAAAGTTATTAAACGCAGGCTTAAGCTGCTTTATTGATGGTCGTACGCACTTTAATGATGCACAAGGCAATGTAAAAAAAGGCGCACCCAAAGGCTGTTTTATTACTTACCTTGGCAATAGAACCGCAGACTTTCGAACAATCTTTTCAGCACTTGGCGTTGTTAAATAACAACCAATAAAACCCCCTAAGGAATACTAAAAATGACCACTATCAAAGACCAAGATCTATTTAAAAAACAGAACTTAGTAAGAAATATCATTGAACACGCTATCGACCAAGCTAATTTTACTATTCGCAATTTAAACAAACGTCCAACAGTTGCAATGCTTATGGAGTGTGAAAACTGCCTAACTGACTTTTTGCCAATAGTGAGAATGATTGTTGATGTACATGATGTATACGCGCCAGTTTACGACCAAATGCAAACCGCATTAGACGCCGCGCAAATTCACGGAGAACCTGCGTTAATAGAGTTAACCGAATAAATGGCTAACCCTAAACCACTCGACCTACAAGCCCTTAGACTATCTGGTATAGCTAAGGGTTTAATTTCGTCTATAAGCGATATAGACGACCACAACTTTTTAGCGCGTGGCTTGCAAAATGTGCCAGTCCCTCTGCAAAGTCGTATGGCCCGTAAATACATAGACCGCTATAACCAAAAAAAGGCGGGTAGCCAGTTTCGTGCAAATACATGGTTACGCCGCACTATTGCTAGGTTAAAACCACGCTTTGGTGTGCTGTTTAGTATTACTCAAAATATGCCATTGCCATGGCATATTTTAAGCAGTATTGAAAAAACTAAAAAACACGCAGGCACACTAGCTATGGAGTGCGTGCAAATAACGCTTGATGTAAGCGAAGAAAACCAACGTTTAAGCTATGAAAAATTAGTACGTGTGACGTATGAAGCCGTAAGCGATCATGCAAAGTCGTTTGGTGTGAACGTACCATTTTATAGCATGCGTGAAGACGACTTACCGCAAGAATGTTTTGAAATTGCGTTGCTTAAAATGCAGTGCGATAAGTGGTGGGCACGGCAATTAAAAATTCTGCGTAAACAGTTTTTAGAGTTGCTAGAAATTGCGACAGGCCAAGTGGGTAAAGACCTATACCACGATAAAAACAGTAAAAAACCTAAACGCCGAGGTATTAGCCCGTATTCATCAAAACAAGCACAACGTGAATTTAGCTTTGCCCAAGCAAGTGGCCGCCAGTTCCTAGAAATGATGGAACTGCAAAGCAGTGACGGCGATGTAATTGACCTAATTGAAGCCGTAAAAAGCGGCATGGCAAACCCCGCTAACCGCCGTAATGAATTAATGCTACGAATACGTGAAACCGAAGAACTGGCCGATGAAATGGGCTATGTTGCTATGTTTTATACTATTACTTGCCCTGCGCGTTTTCATGCCAATGCAAATACATGGGACGGTTCAACCCCTAAAGATGCCCAAAATTATTTAACTACTACGTGGGCACGTGCACGCTCCAAATTAAACCGCCGTGACCTTAAATACTTTGGTGTACGTGTGGTAGAACCCCATGCTGACGGTTGCCCGCATTGGCACATGATGTTATTCATGCCAAAAAATAAGCTTCAAGAAATCAACGCTATTTTGCGTTGGTACTTTATTCAAGAAGACAAAAACGAGCTTTACGATCGTTATGGCCCTGAGCTTACTCGAGCAAAAGTATTCAACAAATTTGTAGATATAAACACTCACGGCACACACATAAAAACGGTTGAGGCGTGTGTTAAGTACCGTGCGCACACCGAGAAAACCCACTTATTTAAACTGTATAAACAAAAGCGCAGTGCGTGGGGTTTTGCTAAAAAAAAGGCCAACGAAGTAGCTATACAGCGTAATAAAGAAGAGGCCGAAAAAGCCAAAGTTGAAAACAGAGAACCTAAAAAAATTAAGGTGAAAAACCATAAAGCGCCTACCAAATTTTACCGTACGTTTAGCCCACGCTTTGACGCTGTAAAGCTAGATAAAAACAAGGGCAGTGCGGCCAGTTATATTGCTAAATACATCAGTAAAAATATTGATGGTTATATGCTTAGCGACCATGTTGACGCTGACACAGGCGAAAACTTGCAAGAGCAAGCTAACCCTGTTTTAGCTTGGGCTAGTACATGGAATATTCGGCAATTTCAATTTCAGGGTTCGCCAAGCGTTACAGTTTACCGCGAGCTTCGCCGTATGCGAACCGCTGTAAAAGATGAAGTAATAGAGCCTATTCGTCATGCAGCAGATACTGCCAACTGGAAAGACTACGTAAAGCTACAGGGTGGCATGTGTATTGGCCGCGCCGCTAATTTCAAATCAATGTATGAAGCCACCCCAATGGGCAACGACTACGCCGAAGTAGTACGCCGCATTAAAGGCGTTGTGACCAATATTGATTACAAAGCCGTACTTACGCGTTTGTTTAACAACGTGCACAACGTAACAGATGCAACCAGCTTAAAAACACGCCTTATCGAATGGACCAGGCAACTCAAAGGCACAGCCGAAAAACTCAATGCTAAGGATAACACCAACGTCGGCGCAGCCGACCTATCTTGGACTAGTGGTAATAACTGTACGCCTATAGCCGCAGGGTCTAGGGCTGAGTTGTTACTCGACATGATGGGCACCTCAAAAAATGACGTTGATGAAGTAATAAAGGATCTAAATAGCGGAAAAAGGATCAGCCGAAACGGCCAAATTTACCAAATACGAGACGGCCAACTTCAAGTTTTAAATATTGATGAGCAAATAAAGCATGATCAGCGCTTAGCTATTGAGTCATTGGCTAAAACGTATTCACAAAAAGCCGGTAGCTGGCACATAACCGAAGCCCATTGGCAACAAGCCCGTGAGTATGTAGAGCTTACTTATAAATACGCACAGCTTGACGGGCGTAAAACACCAAATAACACCCACACACCAAATGGCTCTGTCACTATTGGCGATTGGGACTTAGTTACTTTAGTAAAACAAGGCAGCGCATCAGCAATCAACGACAATGATTGGTGGGTGCTGAACCACCGTGCGAAAACTTTTTGTTGACATTAAGGGTGCTTAAAATTAACTTGGTTGTTCAATTTTTAACATAAGGAAGTTGTTTTGAAAAAAATATTACTACCCACTTTATTTTTAATTGGGTTACAAGCTAATGCGAATGGAGCTGAATTACCGGGAGGCTGCGATGATAGAACTTCAGGAAGTCATCGACTATATGGACCTGATTATGTTTTAAAAAATGCATCATACAGATACGAGCTTCATACTGCGTTTTCATACTTCGGTGTATCAGGTCGCTTCCATACTGACGATTCTGGCTTTTACGCAAAGGATGATATTGATATAAGCGGACGTTCTCATGTAGGAATAACCTTCTCAGAAGAACCTGGCTCACATGATGTTTGGGTGCAATGGGGGAACTTTTCACCTACTTCAAACTGCTATTCTAAATCTGTAGTTGTCCAAAATAATGGACCTACTGCACAGTTTAATAGTAAATCTTCAGGGCCTGTTTTGTATGCTTCAGTTCAAAACACTATGATTGACCAATACTCTAAAAATTCAATGGAAGGGGATGGAAGAGCTGATATACGTTTTAAGTTTGAGCATACAGATTTTACTCATACTGAGTACTCTAATATATCTAAGAGCGAATCTATATCCTATAGGCCTCAATATAGAGGAGTGTATGATATTTACGCAATTATATCGGACGGTACTTTCTCAAAAAGTTTACACTTAGGAACTACACTTTTCACTGGTGCGCCTAATTGCCAAACATGTGGACCATTAAATTAATAAGCGAAAAAGGATCGATTATGTTTTCAAAAATAACTTATATGCTTTGTTTATTTTTTAGTACCGGAGCACTCGCAAGTTTTAATCCGCCTTCTCATTGTGTGGAAGATGGAACAGGGCCAAATGGATTATCTATAGAGGGTAGTAAATATGTTGCTCTAAATGAGTCAAGACGATTTAAGGGGGATTATCCTTTTCACTTCCCAACTCCCTATGATGATAGAGTAACATTTTTTAACTCTGAGTCAGGTGAAGTAGGAAGAGATTCAACAAATCTTGAAAGTAATGCATACATGAATGTTAGTTTTTATTATTCAAGAGGGCCTGGTTGGGTTTGGGTGCAAAGTGACAATGATATTAACAGTTGTGCGAAGATGAGAGTTTATGTATCAGAACCGCCTTCAGCTGAAAAGATTTCTCTAACGGGTGGTAGAGTAATTGTAGCCAAAATATCTAGTGAAATAGATACTCTTTATTCAAAAAATGCTAGAGAGGGCAATAGGAAAGCCTCTTTAACATATATATTCCTCTCTGAAACACCAGGAATTAAACCGCATTACATCAACACAGAATCTGAGCAAGTTTCTTACCGCCCAGCATTCAACGGTTTTTACAATGTGAGTGTACAAGTTAGCGACGGTAGTTCAACTTATTACTTGGATTTAGGCGGTAGACCATACTCTGGTGGAAGAGCTTGTAGTACATGTGGACCTATCCCATAACTGTTTTATAAAACTTATAAAACTTATAAAATTTATAAAACCACTTCGAAGTGGTTTTTTCATGCCTGTACTAAAGCAAGAGTTAAAGGCCTATAAGTTCTAATTGCTCTTCACGCGGTAGGTTTTTAATAAGTGACGCGGCCAATTGCGCAGTGGTTTTACATGGCAGGTTTAAGAAGTGATCAAACGATTGGGTAATACGAAAAGTAGCGCCGCACTCTTTAGTGTTAGTGCACGAGCAATACAAATTAACAACATGCGCGCTTTGCTTTTCGCGTGACGTAATTGTTGCTTTAGCTTCGCAATTTGGACAAGTAACCCGCGCCATAATAACCACCAATCGTTAATAAAATACACTGTCATTATATACAGTGGTTGCATATATGCCAAATAACCATTTAACTATTAGCTGAGAACCAAAAGGGCGAAAAATTCACTCCTCCTCGCCTTCCGCTTTCGTGCAAAAAACGCGTCAAATTGACAACCTCAGTGACATGTAATTAATCGCTAGCCAGCCCAGTAAAAGGATCTGTGAGTAATTTTAAAAAGATCGCATTGTCAAAAAGTGACAATGTTTGACACAAAATGACAATTAAAAGATCAAATAGGTGGTGATTTACTTAATATTACAATATCATCAATTTATTATCAGTTAAGTGATAAATAAATTATGAATTATTTATACAAAGGCTCTCAAAGCCAAGAGCGTTTAGATGCACTTTTGTCGTTTGGTAAAAGTACCAGTGAAGATATAAAAGCGGCACTCAGTGATTACTTGGTTCGTGGTATTAGCAAGACCAATGCAGCAACGCTTAATGGTGTGAAGGGGCCAAATTTCACAAGGGCACTTAACCGGCTTGAAGTTGTTGCTAGTAAAGTTGAAAAAATAAAAGAGCTAGATTGGTAAGCAATAAAATTTGAGGTGAGTAGGTAAATTGGGCGAACACTATTGCATCTAGATATTCTCGTTAATTTGATGTAATTTACTATCGACCATTTAAATACAATCATAAGGAACTTGATTATGCATACCCCAATTCAATTTTATGTCACTTTACCATTTGACCTTTTTCGACTTGGTCGTAAAACAAAAGCTAAGTTTGACTATATTCGTACTACACCACCAAGAGAAGAAGAACAAACTTGGGATGTGAGAGTTTATAAAAAGAATGATATTGACTTTGTAGACAGTAAATCGGGTGGCTTATCACTATTTAATTATAGAAACCCCAAGTTTGGTACGCTGTGGTGGAAGTTACCAGCTAAGTCTAAAATGCCGCAAGGCCTGCATGTTTCACTAGATGATGGGGGATCTCTAGGTAAAAACCATTTTACTATTCGCCCTCTATACGATATGCCTGTGACTCTGTACTTAGATAAATTAAATCAGTTAGACTCAATGGCTATCCCTTGTTTTATCGGTATACAAAATAAAGATGTAGGATAATTATGTTTTCACAATTAGAGCTTAGATTAATTAAAAGTACTCTTAAAAGCAGGGTTGAAAAAGAAACAGTAGAGCTTAAACAGCTTGATGAAGATAGCGATGAATATATGGAAAAGGCTAATGATTTAATGGTGCTTGATACATTAATTTCTAAAATTGATAAATCGCAAAATTAAAGCTTGAGGCGCTAGCTCTTAACTAGCGCTTTTTCTACCTTCGCCCTTACTCCCCCAAAATGCTCTAAACAATCGCATTAGCCCAAGTGTTGAAACGGCAATACCTACAATCACAAATTCAAAGTACCAGGGCGCACCGTTGTAACCCATGGCCTACCAGCCTTTGTGCATATACGGCTGCATGGCAGGTATAAAATGACACACAAACAACCCCAAAAAGAATAGAATGATCACCTCATCCATAATGGTTTTGTCGCGGTTCCTTAATACCAGCAGGTCATAATCAGCGTCGTTTTGCTCGGCTTGCATGCAGCGCTTTGCTTTAGCATTAAACTGGGCAATTTTAAAATTGTTCTCAGCGCGTGCTACATCAGCGGCCATTTCTGCCGCGATGCGTTTACGCTCAACATAGCCGCCGGTTAAATCGGCTATTGGGTCTGTGATGAATGAAACCAGTGTTTTTAGCCAGCCCATTATTTAATCCCCCGTATAAATTTAATAAAGCTTTTAGGGTCTTTACTAAACGATTTAATTAGCTTGTCGAACCCTTCTAAAATGTGTGGTGCTGCATATGCTGTTACGCCAATCACACCTGTTTTTAGGCTTTCATCAAAGCCGCGCCACTCACAAAACATAGCGGCTAAGTACGCTGCAAAAATAGCAACGAGCACGTTCATACAGTAATGAAAAAACGTAAATTGCTTTTTGCTTAAATACATTTGAATAGCGGCTGCTAAAAAACTCAACATAAATAAACGCCCCCATTGTTTAATAAACTCTGTTACATCTATCCAGCTCATGCGGCTTCCTTAGGTGTTGGGTTTAAGTCTGAATACTCAGGCTCTTTAAATTCAATATGCTGTGCGGCAGGTAAGTAGTTATTAATGCCTAATACGTCTTGCTGCAAGGGCACAACTTCATTGTTGTAATAGGCACGGGTAATTTTGTCTAAGTCGCCAAAGCCTGGGCTGTCGCCAGATGATTGGCCGCTCAGTGCTTCTTGCGCACGGTGCATGCTGAGCATGTCGTTAAGCGTAATTTTTTTAATGCGCTCAAATTCGTCTTTGGTTGATATGTCGCCCACCGGTGTAATGTTTATTGCTTTTTCAGCATCAGCTTTATTGCTACGGAAATTAAAAAACAAACTTCTAAAGTTACCCACGCCTTTGCTGTCGCGTATGGCATTTTTAAGGGCTGTTTCATCATCAGCACTTAAATTAGGGTCAGCCATTGAGAATATAAACCCCATGTGCGCGCCGTTCTTGTAATAGCGACGTCTAAATAAAGTGGCATCTTCATTTAATAATGCTGATTGAATACCGCCGTAATATTGCGGTATGCCATAAATGCCTTGCCCGGGGTCGTATTCTTTTACGTGTATTATTTCGCCTTCATTAAAGTAAATAGGCTCATGACTGCGATTACTTAATTGTGCGTACACACCGCGTTTATCGGTATAGCGCATAGTCAACGCAGGTAAATGGCGCAGCTTAATAACTTGCCCAAATGAATTTTTAATAACCTGCAAGTAGGCGTTGCCGCTCCACAGCAAATCAAATGCAAACTTGCTAAGCGCTTGATGGCTTAAAAGCGGGTTAGGCTTATACCACTTTAAAATCATGTTGCGTTTAAAGTAGAGTATTGGCCCATGTTGGGCATTTACACGCAGCAGTTTAACCAAGCCTTGCAAATTAATGGGCGGGGCGTAAATGCCGTTACTGTCACTAAACACCCCAACGTAATCTGTTAGCCGGTTGTCTAAACAGGGCTCAGGATCGCCAAAGCTAAACGTATCGGTTACCGCTGTGCGTTGGTTGTAGTTTGGCGCTTGGCCGTTACTTACTTGTAATCGTGGTTTACTCATTAAGCTGCAATTCCTACAGATGTTTGACGGCTATGGGCGTTACCGTCGAGTGGTTCAAATAACATAGCGTGCATAATTGCCCACGCAATATCGGCATGGCCTGTTGTGGCTGTGCGGTTTGTGGCATAGGTAATTTGGTCGCCCACCACTTTACGGCGAATATTAATGAACGAGCTGGCAATATTTACCGCGTCCTGGTCAAACTCAAAGCGGCCGTTTTGAATAACGTTAATGGCTTTAATAACCATGCGGTTTTTAATGATGGGGTTGTAATGAATCGGCTCAGCATTGGGATAAAACTTAGTAATAAGCTCCCACACACCATAGCCAATGCCGGTGGTGTCTACGCCAATATGCACAACGTTGTATTTTTCGGTGAGGTGCTTTATCTCGTTCGCCATGGCTTCAAAGTCGTTGCCGCTTAAATCAAGTGCTTCTAGCAGTAAAAACTTTTCGCCTGGGTGCATGGGCGCACTTAAAATGGCAACACTTGCTTTATCGCCAAAGCGGGCAGGGTCAAAACCAATTACAACAGGGCGTAGGCCAAACGGGCGTTCGTAGTCTAAATCAAAGTCAGCCCATTTGGTTGAGTCGCCCACACAGTTCATAAGCTGTTTAAGATTAAACGCACTGTGTGCATCATCAATAAACTTACACATAAACAAGTTATTAAACTCATCTACGCTATATTCGTTTTCAAGTACGCCAATATCAATACGGTCAAAACCACTGGTTACTACATCGTAAACCGTGAGCATTTGACGCCAAATACCGTCGTCACACAACTGACCGTTTTTTAAGTTTTTATGGCTTACATCTATGGCAAATTCAGGATCGTTACACGCTTTTGTTTTGCGGTACCATTTACCGTTCCAATGGTCGTAGGCTTCGTGGCTGGTAACCGATGGCGTACTAAAATAGGTTATTCGTAAATGTTTATGCGTTGCCATGGCCTGCGCCAAACCGCGCAACGACTTATATTTAGGTATCCAAAACACTTCATCAATATATAAATCGCCGGATTCTGATTGTGCAGTACGGGCATTGGTACTTTTAAAAATAAGTTTAACCGTTTTACCGCCGGCTAAATTAAGCACCATGGGTGAGCCACTTAATTCAACATTAAAATGCTCACGCACCAACGCCACAATATTGGCTTTAAATACTTCGGCCTGATCACGGCTCGCCGATATAAATATTTTATTGCGCCCATTTACCACAGCATCGTAAAACGCTTCAAAGGCAAAATAAAATGTAGCGCCAATTTGGCGTGGTTTTAATATAAAGCGGGTGCGATGGTCTTGGTTATCAAACCAATGTTTTTGGTGAGGATAAAGTAATGTGTCTTTAAGCTCGTTGAGCATTTCAAGGGTAATACCAGAGCAATCGTTTTTCTTTTTCTTCTTTGATTTTTTGTCATTGCCGTTATGACTGTTGCCGCTGTTATTGTTTGTGTTGCCGTCATTACTTGCGCGCTGTTTAGGGGCAGGGGCTAATTTACTTTTATTAAGTGCACACAACTGGCGCGTGCAAAAGTCGAGCTCTTTATAGTCAGCATCGGTTTTATCATCTTTATCGGCCAGTACATTAATACGTTTGCTAAAGGCCATTTCGGCGTTATAGCTTGGGCACATGTCCTCCCACTTGCCAGCCTCCGACCAACGGCGAATGCTACGCGCACTGGGCATGTCGTCAAGCTCGGCTATTTCGTCCACCGTGTAGCCCTCAACAACATACAAATCTTGTGCTTTTTTGCGTATCTCTGGTCCGTAGTTCGCCATCTATTGCGCCGCTTTTATTAATCCATAGCGGCAGTGTATTCGTTATAAAACGCTTAATCTGTCAGTCAAAAACCTGTCCATTCCTAAAAGTTAAATATAGGAATTTCAAAAAGTTAAACCGTTGGAAAGGAATAAAAAGAGGGTGCAAACTGCAATCACTTTAAAGCAATACGCTTAATTTGCACATATTTAAAAAGGGTTGTTTATGCCAGGTCAACTACGTACTAAACCGTTATCGATTGCCGCTGTAGGTATGACCGTTGACGGCCGCGAAATATCAGAGCAAGACGTAGCCGACATTGTAGAAACCTATAACCCGCGTAAATACGGTGCACGTATTAATGTTGATCACGAGTTTAATTGGTCAGGTTGGGCCGCTAAAAATCTTCATAACGTAGATATTCCCGGCATGTTGGGCGATGTAGAAAGCGTACAAGCCTATGAAAACGAAGAGGGCGTTGTGTGCTTATACGCAGTGCTTGCGCCCAATCAAGGGTTTGTAGAGCTGAACAAAGCAGATCAAGCTGTTTATTTTAGTATCGAAATTAGCCGCGATTTTATGGGCACAGGCAAAACCTACCTAACCGGTTTAGCAGTGACGGACTACCCAGCCAGTTGCTATACCGACCGTATCCATTTCAGTAGTAAGAGTAAGCCAGATGACACGGACGTCTCTTTATTAAAAGTTGATTTAGGATCATGTGAGCCTATCGACGCCGCACCTAAAAAACCATTTTTTAAACGACTATTCGCAAAGGAAGAACCCGACATGAACGAAACACAATTAGCCACTGCATTAAAAGATGCGCTGGGCACACCGCTTAGTGAGTTTGCTAAAAAACTAGACGGCTTAGCCACAAAGCTTGATTCGTTTTCAACCACAAAAGTGGAAGGTGAAGAAACGCCGCCAGCTGATGATGAAAACACTGAATTAGCTCAAGTAAAAGAAGAGCTATTAAAAACAAAAACAGCATTAGGTGAACTTAACGACAAGTTTACCAAAGCGTTGAAAACACCTGCGGGTGATACCACTGACGCCGACGAAGAACCCGAAGGCGATGAGGGTAAATACAGTAATTTGTACTAATTGCATTCACTCTAACTTAACTTAGCTAAACGCAGGAAAGAATATGAAAACCAGAACTAGAGAATTATTTGTCGCCATTATGGCAGGCATGGCCGTTAATTACGGCGTTACATCAATGAGTGAACAGTTCAACGTTGAGCCTACAACTGAGCAGCATTTATATGATGCTGTTTATGAATCGGCTGAATTTTTACAGATGATCAACACCGTACCGGTAGACGACTTAGTTGGTCAATCGGTGATCATGAGTGTAGACGGTGGCGTTACAGGTCGTGCAGGCGTTGAAACCGACGACACCAAAGAGCGACAAACTCGCGACGTATCAAAGCTCGCTAAACGTGAATACCGTTGTTACCCCGTTGAATGCGACATTCATATCACATGGGTAAAAATGGATCAGTGGTCTAAGTTCCCTGATTTTCATAATCGTTATCGTAATCACGTACGTCAGGCTATTGCGCTCGACATTATTAAAATTGGTTGGAATGGTACGCGCGTAGCTGATACCACAAATATTACAGCCTATCCAATGATGAACGATGTAAACATTGGCTGGCTACAACTAATTCGCCGCGATGCACCCGAGCGCGCAATTAGTGAAGGCGAAACCGCTGGCGAAATTCGTATTGGTGCTGGCGGCGATTACGAAAACCTAGACCAAGCGGTGCACGATGCATTGCAAGGTATTCCTGAGCACAAACGTGCAAACATGGTGGCTATTATTGGCGACGAGCTTTTAGCACAAGACAAAAATAAGCTGTACGCCAAGCAAGCACATACCCCAAGTGAAAAAACTAAGATTGAGCTGCAACAGGTGATTGATACCTATGGCGGTTTAATGACATACAAAATTCCGTTTTTCCCCGCTCGTGGCATTTTAGTTACCAGCTTTGACAACTTAAGTCACTACGTACAAACGGGATCAACGCGTACCAGTGTAGAAAACAACGCTAAGAAAAAACGCGTTGAAGACTACCTATCACGAAACGATTGCTACTACGTAGAAGACCTTGAAAAAGTCATGTATTTCGAATCAACCAGTATCAAGTTACCAAATTCAGACGGTAGCGCCTGGGTTTAAATATTCGGTAAATTCCCATTTGGCCGGCTTGTTTAATCCAATTTTCGAGCCGGTCTTTTTAACCACATTAAAGAGTGTTTTTAAATGAGCTTAGTCAAAAAATCATTAGCCAAAGCAGCAGGCAGTGTACCAGCAAGCACTGACAAAAAAGCGCCAACGGTCGCGGCAACAGCCACGAGTACCCATGCGCCAACCACTATCACTAAGCAAACCGAGTACCAGCTTTATGCAGCAGCCATCGAATCTGACTTAGCTCAATTAAAAACATTTACTGATATAGCAGATAAAGCAACTTACAAGTCTGAAGCGTTAGAACGCCAAGATTATTTAGGGTATATCAATCAATATCGACTAAGCGGTCAGTGCCACCCGAACACGGTTTTAGCATGGGTGTTTATTTGGTTGGTTGACTTAAAGCGCTGGGATGCAGCGCTAGAACTCCTGCCGTTTATGATTGAGCAAAAACAACCACTGCCAACGGTATTTAATACCAAACATTGGCCTGCATTCGTTATCGACCAACTCTATGACGATGCAAATTACTACCTAACAGAATCAAAGCAGCAAGGCTTATTTGATATTAGCTATGTACTGCGTGGCTTAATCAATACCGTAAAAAACCAAGACTGGAACGGCCTTGAAGTGGTGGGCGGTAAATTGTACGCCATTGCTGCCAAGGTTGATGCAGCCCAGCACAATTATGGTAATGCTCTGTTATTTGCAGAGCACGCCCAAGCCATTAACGACAAAGCAGGAGTTAAAGGTTTAGTAGATAAGCTAGCAAAGCAATTAAAAGCAACGGTTAACGTGTAACAGCTCCAACGCCAGCGGGCAACTTAGCACAGTGCGAGTATTAATTATGTCGCCAGTGTGACTAAGTGGCGCCCGCACCTAATTTAATGTGTGTGTTTTTACAGGTGCAATATGAATTTAAGCGGTATGCCACAAGCAGATTTACAAAGCATCAATGTTGATGTGCCAGGTAATGGCTATTACCCAGCATTAAGCACCGCGTATTTTATTGAGCACTACGCAGTTGCCCAAGAGTACGCCAGCAAAAGTGCGCTGCTTGTTGAAAAGCTAAAGCGTGCACAGGGTGAAATTAATCAAGAATTAGAAGATGTTCAGCTTACTCATGGCGAGCCACTAAACGCACAGCAAGTAATTTTTTATAACGATGCAGTTTACAGCAAAGCTAAGGCGCATTTATTGGTATCTAAGCTTGGCAGTACACACCGTGAAAACGCAACAGCACAGTCGCAATCAGCCATTGATAACTTTGAACACTGGCAACGCGAAAGCATAAACGCCATGCGCTTACTGCAAGCACTAAGCCCTAATTTATCGGTAGAGCTGTTATGAGCCAAAGCAAAATAGCACAGCTAACAAAGTACTTAATTGATGCGCAGTACCAAGGCAAAAAGCTAGCGTTAGATACTCAGTTTAAAACATCAGTGGAGCAGGGCGTAATAATTCCCGCTAGCAAAAAAATAAACAGCAATGGTTTATTGGCAGCAAGACTTTATTACTCGTCAGTAATTTCGATTGACCCGTGCTTTGCACCAGTTGAGCTAATAAGCGCATATGTAAGTTTTTGGCTACAAAACAACGGCACAGGTGACGACTCACAAAACGCAGAGTTTGCAAGCACAATTAATGACGACAACTCATACGAAATTGAAATAGCCATAGATACATTCGAAGAAACTATCGAGCTAATAGAGCAGGAAGATGGACCATTTGAACTAGATGGTAAGTGCTACGACTTTGGCCAACAAAGCCTATGGATTGCTGAGAAATTTAATTTAACAGGCAGCGTATACAGTGCTGAAGATTAAGTTTGACGAAAACAGTAAACGAGACCAACTGGAGGCGCTAACGCTACCAGAAAAAAAGCGTAGAGCAATAATGAGAAGCATGGGGCGTAGGTCACGAGAGATGTCTATTGCAAGGGTAAAGCAAGGCAAAAACACAGATGGTAGCGCATGGAAAGAGCCAAAGAAAAAAAGAATTTTTACAAAAATAAACCAAAAAAAGCGCACCTATATAAAAACAAGCGGTGTTAGTGCGGAGATTGGTTATAAATCAAGTGGGCGTGGTTATGCAGGTGCAATTGCAAAAGCTCATTCGCGCGGCCTAGAAGAAAAGTTCAGCGTAGAGCGGTCAATAAAAAACTTAAAAAAAAGGCCTCGGCCAGATTACGGCGAGGGCGCAACACTAGAGCAAGCCAGAAGGTTAAAAGCATTAGGTTACAAAATGTGGAGCAAAGATATGGGTAAGTACGTGAGGGTTACCCAAGGAACAATAATGCAAAAGCTATCTTTCGGCAAAGCAGGTTTGATTATCGCTTTATTAAAAGCAGAAGAAAAAGAGAAGAAAAAGCAGTGGTCAATAAAACGACCAGAGCGGGAGTTGCTAGGCAACACGCCAGTAGAGCGAAGCAAAATAAGAATCGCAGAGTTAGAAAAGAAAATGTATTTAAATCAGAAATAAGGGCAGCTCAAGCAAGAGCAAATGGCAAATTGACTTGCCTGCCCGCTCTTTTTTAGGGCAAACCGTTGCTGAACAAAAACAGCAACAAAGTTTTATTTTAAACAAAGCTATGCACGTTGCGTAGCGCAAAGCAAAAGGAACGATCATGGCACAAGGTAAAGTAACCGTTGCCGCCATACAAACAGGCAGTGGCGCTACGAAACAAATTGAACGCAGTGTGTTGTTTATCGGTCAAGCGAGTGAGAACAACGGCAAAATTTTATCTATTAATGCACAAAGTGATTTTGATGTTGAGTTTGGCGCCGCCGACTCCCCACTAAAAACACAAGTAAAAGCATGGCAACGCAACGGTGATGACTTAGTGAGTGGTTATGCCATCCCGCATGGTGCAGGCGATAACGTAATGGCCCTTATTGATAAAGCAATGGATCAGGATGTTAGCCCTGAAATTATTGTTATTTGTACGCCAGTTACAGGCAAAGTCGACATTGAAAGCTACCAAGCGAAAGCGCTTGAAATTTTATCGAGCCTTGCTCGTCGTGTTCGCTTTTTACTTGCAGCACCTGGCTTAACGGCTGAGCAAAATTGGCCTGATTTAGTGACTTCATTGCAACCGTTAACCGATGGCGTAGTAGGCGATCGTGTGGCTGTTATCCCGCTTTTATTCGGTGACGAACTAGGCGCAGTAACAGGGCGTTTATGTAAAAGCGCAGTCACTATTGCCGACAGTCCAATGCGCGTGCTAACGGGTGCAATGTCATTGATGCCACACCCAGAAGATGCCGCCGGCAACCCCTTAACCAACTCAACCACGGCGGCACTTGATGCGCTGCGTTTTAGTTGTACACAGTTTTATGCTGATTTTGATGGTACGTATTTTGGCGATGTAAACATGCTCGACGCTGAAGGCGGTGATTTTCAAAAAATTGAAATTGGCCGCATTGTTGATATGGCTGCACGTGCTGTGCGCATTATTGGAATTTATAACGTTAAAAATCGTCGCTTAAACAACAGCAGCACCGGGATTGAATTTGGTAAACGCATTATGGGTAAACCGCTGCGCAACATGGCACGCTCTATCAATATTGGTGCCGACAAGTTCCCTGGTTTAATTCGCGCCCCAAAAGACGACAGTATCAACCTAACGTTTATGAATGCGACCACATTACAAGTCGTACTTAAAGTTAAACCAATCGATTCACCCAACACCATCATTGTTGGGATCATGTTAGATAACGCAGAGTAGGAGCGCAAACATGCAAAAAGTACTAGGCGGTAAAGACTTCGATATCTTCATTGGTGATTCGATGGTTCATGTTATGGAAGCGACTTGCAAAATTACGGATGGGCGCACCGTTAAAAAAGTGCGCGGTATTCCAAAGGGCTTTATTGATGGCGATGTTGAAGGCGAAGTAACACTAAAGCTTGATCATGAAAATTGGTTAATCGTGCAAGCGCAAGCTGAAAAAGCAGGCAGTTGGAAAGGTATTGAACCGTTTGATATTGCGTTTAATGCAGAAGTAGCAGCAGGTAAAAAGAACGTTGAAGCGTTTGGTTGTCTGCCGCAGCTGGACGAAATTTTAAACATTAAAGCCGATGGTGGCGAAGAAGACACCACATCAATCAAGTGTCCAATTACTAGCCCTGATTTTGTCAAAATTAACGGTGTGCCATACCTAACTGACGATGAAGTGAGAGATTTGTAATGACTAAAGCCATTCGCACACTAACTGCCACAACATTACTAAGCACCCTGCAAGCATGTGGGCATAAAGTATTTGAGGGTGAATTAAACCTAAACATTATAGGCATTCGCCATACAAACACCCGCGCCAACACGTTTAACGATGCAATTTGTGTGTTGTATCAGCAAAACAGCGAATGGCAGTTAAAGCAGTATAAAGCCACAACAGATGCCGGTATTTACTGGCGTAAAAACCCAATGAACATAGACGGCACAGCGGTGCTAGTTGCAGGGCAGCATAAAAGCTTATGGACGTTGGGTTATCACCAGGGCAAGTATCGCGCCCTTGTACAGCATAAACCGGTTGTTGTTCTACGTGACAACAACAAAGACACCGAGTTAGACACGGACGTCACACCCCAAGCAGAGCTACAACAAGGTTACTTTGGTATTAATTGCCACCGTGCAAACAGCAAAACCACATCAACCCAAGTTGATAAATGGTCTGCCGGTTGTCAGGTGTTTGCAAATCCCAATGACTTTGATGAATTTATTGCTTTGTGCGAGCAATCAGCAGCCAAGTACGGCCCTTATTTTACCTACACACTGCTAGAACAAGCAGATATTAAAGAGAGTATTGATCATGGCGTTTGAGAAAAAAATCACATTAGAAACCCCCGTTGGCGAAATCACATTTAATGTAAATGGCGCCGACTACAACAAATACATTAACTCGACTCAGCCAAATAACAAGGTGCAGCCGGCAACTAACTTTTTATTAAACACAGTGGTTGAAGCCGACGCTAAAAAGCTCAAAGAGCTGGTACAGCAACCGGGTGCAGCATTGTTTTTAGTGGGTGCAATTGTTGAAGAATACCAACCTGAGTTTAATTTTACGGTAAAAAAATCGAAAGCCGAGCCAAGCAAATAGGCAAAAGCAGGCTCGATCAGTTACTGGCATACCACGCTAAGTATTTTGGCAACCAACCAGTAACTGACGAGAGCTTGGCACAGGCGCTTTACCTTGAAACATCACAGCAAGAAAACTTTGTAACAGCCGTAAATAACGGCATTTGCACAGCATTAGGCGGCGAGTAATTAATGGCAACACTCAGCAAATTAGACAAGCTTACTTATTCAATCGGCATCATTGACAAAGTCACTGGCCCGGTTAATAAAGTCATGGCTAAAATTAATCAGCTGAGCCAGCAAACCGCCGCTGCACAAGATCAAATGATGCGCGGCGCAGCCACAGCCGTAGCAGGTGGTTATGCGCTTGCCCGTTCGCTTGCGCCAGCAATAGATCAGGCCTCCGCATTAGGTGAAGTGAAATCGCTTGGCGTAGTTGACGAATCATTACAAAAATTAAACAAAACTTCATTAGAGTTTACCGCTAACTTTGGCGGCAACGCATCCGACTTTGTTCGCAGTGCCTACGACATTCAATCAGCAATGTCAGGAATTACAGGCGACGAACTATCAAAAGTTACCGAAATATCAAACACCTTAGCCAAAGCCACTAAAGCTGATGCCGCAACAGTGACCGACTACATGGGAACGATGTACGGCGTATTTAAATCAACAGCCGACAAAATGGGAAAAGTAAAGTGGGCGGAAGATATAGCAGGCATTACCGCTAAGGCAGTAACTGATTATAAAACTGACGGTAAAGAAATGGCTTCCGCGTTCAGTGCTTTGGGAGCCTCATCGTCTGCGCCACTGGCAGAACAAATCGCAGTAATGGGGCGTTTGCAATCGACTATGAGTGGTAGTGAATCAGCAACAAAATATAAAGCATTTGAAGCTGGAGCAGGTAAAGCTCAAAAAGCACTCGATTTAGATTTTACAGATAGCTCGGGCAAGCTATTACCGATGGTAGATATACTTCAAAAAATAAATGAAAAAACAAAAGGATTAACTAAGCAAGCGGACATTGATGCAATAGCAAACGCGTTCGGATCAGCTGAAGCATCATCATTAATTAAACTATTAATAACTGATATTGATGGGCTAAACAATCAGGTTCAAGACTTAGGCAGCGTAAGCGGTATGGCAAACGTTGCAAAAATGGCAGACGATATGAGAACGCCATGGAACAAATTAAGTGGATCATTTAATGCTGCATCCATAGCACTAGGCCAGCGTTTGTTACCTGTGGTTGAGCCGTTCGTTGAAATGCTCGCCGCCGGCTTTGCTTATATCGTTTCGTTAACTGAGCGCTTTCCGATTTTATCCAGTGTGATTGCAACACTTGTAGTGGGCATTGTGGCGCTTATCTCTATTTATGGCGTGGTCATGTTCATGATGGGCCTTTACAAAATGGCGCTGATAACAAGTGGTGCGCTCACAATGGGTTTAACAGTGATAACTAAATTATGGCAAGGCGCACTCATTGCGTTGCGTGTATTGGGTTTTTTATCACTCATTGCAACGATGGGCGCGGCGGCCATTGCCATGGGTACATTTAAAGCAGTTATGCTCGCAGGCCAAGCGGCTACATGGTTGTTTAATGCAGCGCTTTGGGCAAACCCAATTACGTGGGTAGTAGCGGGTGTTATTGCGCTCATCGCGGCGGTTGGTGCGCTTATCTATTACTGGGATGACTTAGTGGCTGCGTTTCAAAATACCGCATGGGGGAAAGTATTAATGGCGGTGTTTGATAGTGTGAAAGCGGCCTTTAATGGGGTGATTGATAGCGTAAAATGGGTGCTCGAAAAGCTCGGCCTGATTGGCGATACCGAGGCAAAAATAAAAACAGAAGCGACCTCAACACACGAAAACATTAACCGTGCTCAGCCTAGAAATTTAGTCATGCAAAATGCAGATCAAGCGTTCAGCCGTGACTACGGCCAAGCTGTGATCAACAAAGCTGCCCAAGTACCAGGCAATAAAGCCAGCACTAACTATGGTGCAGTGAATGATGTTACGTATTTGAATCGAACGCAGTTAAACAAAGGTCAAACTAATAACGCTATTAACTCAGCATTACAAAGCAGTAATGCCATTGAGCAATCAAACAGCACGTTGGGACAAACGAACACATTAAATAACCGCTATGTAAGTTCAACTGTGGCGAATAGATTAACCAATATCGCGCCTGTAAACACCGCTATTAATAACAATGCTTCAGCAAACGATGCTGCTTATTCAACAACGGGCAACATAAATAACAGCGCTACTAACTCAGTATTACAAAGCAGCCCAGCTACACATAACGATGTTGTCCACAATGCACAATCAACACAGTTCGTAACACAATCAGCGATAGAAAATGGCAATACACGCACAGCTAATCATTTTACTAACGCGGCCAATTCACCTGTTTATAGTCAAAAATATGAACAACTCGCCAGCTTTAATCAAGGTGCAGCGCCATTACAACGATTGCCAATGGTCAAAACAGATCAGGCAATTACTAACACAGCGAACGCGTACAGCGTTGAGCAATTAAATACTGAGCAACAACACACGAATAGCTATAAAGCCAAAGTACAAAAATCAGCGTTTTTACAAAGCCTAACGAGCAGCACCAGCCAGAGCAGTTCAAGCGAGAGCGATAACAGCAAGCGTGTGCACATAGACAACTTAACGATTAAATCTGACGACTTAGCGCAAAGCTTTGAACAAATGATGGAGCTAGCAAGCTGATGAACTTTGATATTGCACTGCACATAGACCTAGAAATACAAGACGGCGACTTTATGCTTAACGACTCGCTAAGCCCTAGCGCGCTTAAAAAAGCCGACGTAATAGGCCAAGACATAAAGCACCGCATTTTAGAAAGTGGCTTGCTAACCAAGCTTGTTGGCCTGCGCAATAAAAACGGCATAGCGCCCATTTTAACCGAGCTCGAATTACTAACCGAGCAAGACAATCGCGTAAAGCCAGGCACAATAAAAGTGCACCGCAACGACGATGGCACGCTAAGCATTAACGCACAAACGCGACAGTATGGGAGCAGCAATGAACTTTAAAACAATGATGCAAAATGCAGGCTTGCCAATGGACGAGCAAACAGCGCAAGCGCAGTGGCAAGCACAGTTAAAAGAGCAAAACATACAAGTTGCCAACAATTCACCCTTTGGCCCATTTTGGCGAACCGTTGAAGCGTTGCTAACAAAGCCAGTCGTGCAGCTGTTTAATTGGCTAGCAACGCAGCTAATGCCTGACTTATTCATTATGACAGCAAGCCGAGTTGCACTGATTGAACGCCATGGCCCTGCACGTAATGTGTTTATTCAAGCGGGCGTAAAAGCACAGGGATTATTAACGTTTACACGCGAAAGCGACGAGGGCGAAAGTTCCATTGTGGCAGGAACCGCAGTGGTAACCGATGTGCTAGGCGATAAAGTGTATAAGCTTATACTTTTACAGGATGTGTATTTTCAACAAGGGCAACGCACTGCGTATGCATTGGCTGAAGCCTATGAAACCGGTGCAGCTTATAACTTACCCGCAGAGGCTTACCGATACTTTACTGAGCAACAAGAAGGGATCACCGTAACCAACAACGATGATTGGTTAATTAAGCCAGGCTCTGATGATGAAGACACTGAGCATTATCGCCTACGCATTCGTAACGTATTTGGTACTGCTTCCCGCTGGCATATCAATGCTGTTTACAAACAAATTATTGCTAGCTTTGCTGTACCAATAGATAACATTGAAATACTAACCAATGCACCACGTGGACCAGGCACGGCTAATGCGTATATTTACTTAGATGTTGGCCCTGTACCAACAGCACTATTGAGTGCTATTAACCAACATATTCGTACCGCAGGCCACCATGGTTTAGGGGATGACTTTATGGTTTACGCTATGGCAACCAACGGGTTTGATATCACCGCAACCTATAAGTTACATGACAACAGCCACGCTATTCAAGACGACTTAACCACGTTTATACAAGCCGCATTTCGTCAAAATGCAGCGTATGCACCCACACGCGTAACGCATCAAACTGTGTTCAGTATTAGCCAACTAATAACACAGTGTCATGAACAATTTAGTGAACTGCAATCAATCAAGTTTGATATTGACGACATAACCGCCGCCAACTGGTTACCGGTACTTACATCATTAACCGTTAACGAGGTGGCAAATGGCTAACGAAATCGCCACTTGGTTAAACAAAGGCTACGCCGAAAAACTTGTAAAAGCGGCCACAGGCTACTGGGAGCAATCGCGCGACTATGTTATGTGGGCAGTGAACCAAAAAGACGAGTTAAAAAATGAAGAGCCTGTATTAGGGTTCCTAGCATGGGAGCGGCTAACTACCCGACTAGATGATGAACCCATAGAGCTATACAGAAAACGCGTACAGCATGCATTAGTTAATACTATTGACGCCGGTGAAATGGCATCCGTAAGAAGTATTTTCGACCGCTTAGGGTTAGAAGTGCTCAATGTGCGTGAGCGTATTGATGGGCGAGATTGGGACATTATTGCCATTGATATGTCTGACTCAACGCTTGCAGGTAATACAGATTTACTCCCTGAACTAATACAGCTGTAGGGCCGAACATGCCGCCGATACGAATTAACAGTGCATAACTTGGCAGCAGTATCGCTAAGCCTTGGCCTAACTCATGTGCAATGGGATAACAACTACGTTAACTCAGCAACAAAAATAAACGCAATAACTGGCATTGATCACGGCGTAGTTCATAGCTTTTTGGGGCTAGACGCACTAACAAGCAACACGCGCCACCAAGCAACAAGCATTGATGTGCAGCACAGCATTAACGCGCACCAGCATTATGGGTTTTTAAGCAAAGACGGCGGCATAAGCACCGCCAAGGAGCAACTATGAATCAGGCAATAACCGGCATAATGACCAATGCTGGCAAGGCATACATAACAACAGCAACGCTGCAAAACAAAGGGCTTGAAGTAACAGAGCTAGTGTTTGCAAATATACCCGGGCTAAACGAGCAAGCAACCCGCAACCCAAACGAAAAAATGCCGGGCGGCGCACAAATAGTTTATCGCCGCAACATAGATACGTCAGGGTATGTAGATGCAAACACAGTCGCGTGGGCAGTAGTGCTAGAGCAAGATATAGGCGACTTTGACTACAACTGGATAGGCCTAGTTACGCGCAACGGCACGCTGCTAGCAGTAGATTACTTACCCCTGCAGCGCAAGCGCCAAGGTGTAAACAACGTGCACAACCGCTCGTTTGTTTTAAAGTTTGCGGCAGCCGCAGCCCTAGCGCGCATTACCATTCCAGCGCAATCGTGGATGTTCGACTACAGCCCGCAAATTGACGGGCTAACACTGTTAGCAACCAGCAATGCAACGGCACAAATAAACAACATGCGCCGCACTGTGCGCAATTACTTTTTAAATAAAAACTTCAGCAATTTCAGCAAGGAACTATCATGAGCGTAACGCAAATAAACCAGCTAGTAACCGCAGCCGACCAGCTAACAACAGCAATCGAAGGCAAAGCAACAGAAATCGACAGTAAAACAACGCAGCTAGACCAGTTCGTAAAAGCCAAGGCAAACGAAATGGCAGTCGTTGCATCAGACGGTTACCGCAAGGCAATCGAACACGCATCCGGTGGCCGCAATAAAGTGATCATCGACGAACAGGGCAACCCAAATGTGATGGTGCCAATTGCCCCGTTCACATATGAAGAGTTAGCCGCTGCAATCCAAGAAAAATACAGCATAGACTTAAACCTAGGCACAGGCATTCCAACCATGTTTATGCGCAACGGTGTTCAGCTGGGCGAAGTGTACATTGGTAAATACCTAGCATCAGCCGGAGCAAATGGCGGCTGCAGTGTTATCGGTGGTGTGCAGCCTCGCACATCGGTTAATTACGACCAGGCAAAAGCACTATGCAATAACAAAGGCGCTGGCTGGCACATGATGAGCATTCACGAATGGGCAGCAATAGCGCTGTGGTCTTATGCAAATGGCACAGTGCCGCGCGGCAATACAAACTACGGTCGCAGCCACGAAAACAAATTAGAAACAGCGCGCCGTAGCGACAACGGCTTACCAGGCGACGCATCAGGAACAGCAAGAACCGACACCGGCAAAGGCCCTGCAACATGGTCGCACGACCACACCGAATGGGGCATTCAAGACCTAGTGGGTAATGTGTGGGAATGGTTAGACCAAATGATGCTAGACGAAGGGCAGATCATTACTACGCTTGACAACAACCCAGCAGTAATTGAAGAAAACTGGAACAAGCACACGGCGTTTTTCGACTCGCCAACGGCAAGCACAGAAGGCACCGGCAACGCTGGATCTCCAAAGCTAAGCAACAGCGTTACAAATCGCAACGGCCCAGTAGGTAATGACGCGTACGACAACCCTTATTTAACAAACAGCCACTTTGCAGCAATCGAAAAGGCGCTCGACTACAACAAAATTGAGCTGTTACGCCGCCTGTTAATCGAGTCAGAATCAACAACTACGGTTGGCGGCTACATCTACTGTCGAAATTATGGCAGTCGATTCCCGCTGCGTGGCGGCAGCTGGAGCGATGGCTTGAACGCTGGGCTGGGCGCGCTTAATCTGAGCATTGCGCGTTCGAATGCGTACAGTAATATCGGTTTTCGTCCCGCTTTCTTTGCGTAATTGGTTATTGAAATTTGAACCCTTGTAGGCGCGATTTCACATCGCGCTTTAAATGAATAAAAAGGTAATACTATGTTTTCATACATATATAAAGGTGTAAGCCACAGCAATACAACGGGTGTGTACATGCAAGGTCTAGGCATGGAAAAAGAGCAAATTGAATCTGTATTAAACCAGCAGCAATTTGAATTAAGCCAAAACGTAGAAAAGCGCCAAGCTGCATACAAAGCAGAGTCAGACCCGTTATTTATGGAGTCACAATTTGATAGTACAGCTGAGTCACATCAAAAGTGGCAGGATAAAGTAGCTGAAATCAAAGCCCGTTACCCATTGCCTGAAAATGCATAACCTAGCGATTTCTTATCATCAAACTGCCGGCCCTTGCTCAATGCAAGTGGGCGCGCAGTTGCTTGCGTCTGCCATTAAAGACGACTCACGCACCGATAAACCAGCGTGCTATGGCGGTTTATTGTTATCAGTGAGTGCAACCGATCCTGCAGCGCTGGCCAGTAAGTTGGAATCAATAAACAACTATTGCCCAATCCCTGAGTTTATCGCCTGCGCCCAGTATGCCAATAGTCAAAGCACATTAGAGCAGACCAAACTAGATACCTATGACGGCCAAAGTATCGAATGGCAAATAAACACATTGCAAAACTTAACGCCAATACGTGAGCAACAAATAGCGGACGAAATTGCTACTGTAAACGACAGTGGCAAGCAATTAATAAACACCATTGACGATGCATTGACTCAAACCGTTGAGCTAAAAACAGCACGCGACGAGCGACTAAATCAGGCGCAATTTACTGCCCAAAGTAGCGGGGTCGATATGCAATTAATAACAGCCGGCACAGCAAAGCAGCTAGCCGACTCAGTTACTAACAAAGGCAATGAGCATAACTATTGGGCATTGTGTTTATTTGTTGGCGAACTAAGCGAGCTTAATCACATTAAAGAGGTGTTATGAGCATATCGTTAGATGGCTGGAATATCCCCGGGTATGAAACGCGGGTCAATGCTGGTATTAAATTAGCCGGCGGCGATATGTCAGGCATGGGAAGTTTTGCGCTCATTAGCGATCAAGGTGTTAAGCCTGGCATGTTAACTGTGAGCACTAAAATACCGCTTAATGAAGAGGGGGCTTTAGCATTACTTATTAGCAAAGCGAAAGCACTTGATGAAAACGGCGCCCGTATTATTTACACAATTAATAATGCATTGGCAGAGGCTTATAAAATACGTAAAGCCAAATTTGATGGCGAGGTAAAAGCTGTAGAACTTGAAGAAAAGCGCGCATGGCAAATCACCTTTAAACTTATTGAAGTACAGTCCGTATCAGAGCGTGAGCAACAACAGCTAGATGGTACAGCAAACCAAAATGCACAGTCGCAAGCGGTCACTTCAAATAACGATGTACAAAGTAAATTTGCAGCGGTGGAGGGGCCATGAGTACTCGCCTATCTGATACGCTAACAATTGGGGGTAAACCAGTAACGAGCATCGTTACTAAAAGCGTACAACTTGATATAGCCAGCACTGGTCGTGCAAAGTTTGAAATAGTGACAGAGGAAGTGCCAAGCGGATTAGTCGAACTGCATTTAGGTTACACACTAGATAATATGGTCCCGTATTTTCTCGGCGTTATCGAATCAAAACACCAGGCAAACGGCCGTTGGTATTTAACTTGTCGCGAATTACTCGGCGCATTAAGTTTCACTGCCCCCCTTGCAGTTCGCCATGCAACAATCAAAGCGGTGCTTGATGAATTGGCAAAGCTCGGTGTTGAATTTGTGACACCTGAAAACGCCGGCTATTTAAATAAAACGATACCCGCGTTTTACCATAGCGGCATAGGTATTGAAGCGCTAAAGCAAATAGGCAAAGCATGGGGCATTAGTGATTTTATATTTCAACAACGCCCCGATGGCAAAATATTTGTCGGTAGTTGGCACGACTCCCGCTGGCCACTCGCAGCAATAAACGATTTTCCAGAGCACACAATAACAGCCAAAAGCTCAACCACCGGCGAGCTAATAGCCATTCCAAAATTAAGACCAGGCATACAAATAAACGGCCGGAACATAACCGAAACAACCCTAATCAACGACAGGATGCACATACGATGGTCAAACAAGCCATTAAACGCCTAATACAGCGCTACTTCCCAGAACTAAGCGAACGTAAACACCTGCCGCAACTTGCACGTATCGAAAAAATATACGACCTACCAAGTGACGCCGCAGCAATCAGCACCGCGTTTAGGCCACTAAAAGCGGCCGACGTACAGCTATTAAACCCGCTCACAAATGAGCCATTAGCCGTGCCCGTATTTCAGCAAGTAACACTCGGCACAGGGCAAGCATCCGATCATGGTTTGTTGAACGAACCGATGCCAGGCATGCAATGTTTAATACAGTACATCGATGGCCTAAACAGCCATCCCGTCATCACCAGCTTATTACCATGGCAAAGCTTAGTGCCCGAGCACAAACGCACCGATGTTACGCTACAGCAAAACAGCCGCAGCAAAATACAAGGCCGCGACGGCAACTGGCACACCACAACCGACGGCGACATAACCCAAACCAGCGACACGAGCAAAACAGCAGCACGCAAAAGCGAACAAAACTATCACCAACGCACCTGCAGCATAGACAGCCACGACATTGCAAAAATAGATGGTAATCAAATCAACGAAGTCATGGGCGCATTAAAAACCGTGGTCGGCGAAAAAGCCTTAATAATTGCACTTGAAGGGTTATTGCTAGGCAGTAAAAAGCAGGTAGATATTGAAGCCACCGAAAACATGAACCTAACCACACTAAAAACCCTCCACGCCAAAGCCACCGAACTAGCAAAGGTCGAAGGAAAAACAATTTGGTTGGGTGACAGTTCAGTAAACGTGGCTAAAGTACTTCTTGATTTAATAAGCCTAGTAAAAGACATAAATCAAAGTTTAGAAACTCACGGCCATAAAGATCAGGGAGCAGGGCCTCCAATAACAAAGGGCGAATTTACAGGCCACAAATCAACAGCAAGTGATTTGAAAAGTATATTAAATCCAATTGTGGCTAATTAATTTTTGGTGCTGAATTTAAATTTTTCTTTAACTGTTTCATCATAGAGTGATGTGTATCCAAACTCTAGAGTCAATTTGGATGTTATTTCGCTCTCAATCTCGTTTTTACTTTGTTGGCTTGTTCTGTCATCAAACTGTAATTCCAATATAATTATTGTTTCGCCTTTAGCTATATAACTATTTTGTTTTTGTGTAGAGGTAATTGGTGGTTTTTTGTATGCACAATACGTCTGAAATTTTTCATTAATTATTTTTTCGAAGTCTTCGTATTCGATGAGTTCATCATCATAAAAAAACTTAAATTCATCTACTTTTGCTGGACCTAAACCTTTATTGGTTATTGAAAATGTAAAGGCTTCTACATGTAGGTTAAGGTTACTGCATATTGCAGGTCTTACAGATAGCTCATTGTGCCGTTTATTTGACTTTGATTGCTGCCAAGTAAAGTAGATCGCAAATATCGCTATAAGTGTTGAAATTAAGGGTAAGGCGAACTTTAGAATTAGATCCATAATCGTGCAATCTCATATTAGAGCGGAGAATAAGAGTTGTGTATATATATGTGTATAAAATATTTTAAATATTTATTTTATTTATTTTAAATCAGATACTTGATGTAATTATCTCATAGTCGTGCCAATAGATTGTTGCTTGATTTTGCTCTTGATATGCCATGCTGAAAACCCTGAGTAGTTAACTTTAAAGCGCCTAAATACGTGCCAAGTTACTAAAATAATGAATTATTTAGATTATGGCATATGGGCGAGGGAGTTTATAGGTTTGTCTGATAAATGAGGTGTTAGTTAGATATTTTGAATTTTGAGGGCTAGAGCTTACCTATACTTAATTAAGTAATTCAAAAGTGGGCTTTATTGCTGCAAATAAAATTAACTGTTACATTTGTAACTATATTATATGAAAGGACTCTGTAAAAATGAAACTCAATCAAGTTTTATCAATTGTTAACCAAGTCGAAAAATCTAAATTTATTTCATGTCTCGACCGCCTTTGTTCTGATGCTGCTAAGAATAATAAAAAACTAGCTAAAACAATAGACAATATTGACGGTCAAATTAAAAATGCGTCTGGTAGCGAAATTACCCAATTATTCCATACCGTCAGAGATTTTTTTAAATGCTCTGTAAAAGATCAAATATTAATGAGTACAGCACAACTCAACTTGCTAGTTAATATTTTGAGCCGTGACGGGAATGGAGTTGCTCGAATTAGCTGGATTGAATCGCTTTATGAGAAAGAGTGGGCTGAGTTATCAAGGCTCTCAAAAGAGCTTAAAGATTATATCCAACAAAATTCAGCTGAAAGTATTTTAGAAAGAAATCGCGCCTTGAAAATTTATCATGCGTGCATGAAAGAAGCATACTTTAATGATGAAAAGAATAATCGCGATGCTAAAGTAACTGACGATGAGCGCAGCATTCTGAATGTGCTTGCAGATGAGTTGAATTTAACAACAGATGAATGCGCTGCTGTAGAGCATTTAGTCGATGTTATTCCTAAAAATGGAGTGCTGGATGCTTTAAATAGCCTGAGGGATATGGGGTTATTGTTTATAAGTAAAAAACGCCAAGAAGTGTTCATTCCAGATGAAATAGTAACTTTACTTAATGAAATTCAAGGGAAAGATTTAGCCGATAAATATATATTAAGAATCCTCAGAACTCTTACTGACGCTGAGCTTTCAAATGCACTTAAAGCGCATGGTCGTAAAATAAGAGGCGTAAGCCGAACTGATAAGATTCAAACAATTATTCATTCAGGACTTAGCGCAGCTAGATTACTATCAGATGATATCCACAGTCTTGAAGATAATCAAAATCAACGTAAAGAGCGCTTAAAACAGTTAATTCAAGACTTAGAAATTGACACTGAAAAACTTGGCACTACTTTAGATGAGCGTATTAGTTTAATACTATCATCGCTATCAGGTGCAACAGAAAAGGAGTTTGATTCCCTCAGCGCTAGTGGATTTAAGCAGCTTCTAAAAACATTAGAAGAACATTTTCCAACAATGCAAGTAGTGCTTAAAGAAGCATTTGAGCTTGAAGCTAATGAAATAATAGATACTGAAAAATTACGTGCCTTGAGTATCACACCTCATGATATTTTATATTTACTTTCAAATGATGAAGTAAGAGAAGTTCGAGATAGTATGGGGCTATCTAAACGTGGTAATGCGCGTTTTGCTATTTTAGAAAGCTTTGCTAATGCGACCGATAAACTAATTGAAAATTACGACGCATTAGCGCGTCGTGATATCAATACTCTTAGGGAAGTTGGTGCAGATGTAACAGAAGCTGATATTGGTGTTAAGTTTGAAGAAGTCACAAAAGCAATTTTTGAACTACTAGAGCTAAATATCGACGAAGACCTTCGTAAAGATTTAAATACTGCTAAAGATAAAGCAGATATCGTAATTTCACTAAGTGATAACGACATAATTATAGGTGAAGCAAAAACCTGTAAAAATGGAGATTTCGCCAAATATTCAACAACGTCGCGGCAAGTAAAAGCCTATGTAACTCGCGCAGAAAACCAGGGTAAACGAGTTGCACAAGTGTTGATAATCGCGCCCAGCTTTTCAGATGATTTTATTGAGTCCGCCGAAATGGATACTGAAGTAAATATCTCATTGCTAGAAGCGCATGGTCTTAAGTTAATACTTGATGCTTACAAATCTAAACGTAACCCAAGTTTCGCTCCTAAGTTACTTACTAAAGGTGGTTTGCTGAAAGCAGAGTTAATAGCCAAGAATATCTAAGGCAGATACTAAAGGCATGTACTAACTTAAAAAATCAGTTAATTTAATAAAAGAAAGATCTACCTAATACAATGAAATTAAAGTTAAAAATAACATTACTCTACTCACTTTTCATATCTGCTAGCGCTTTAGCTGGACTGGCTAAAGTTCAAGTAAATGGCTTTGACGTTGAATATGAGCTAGCTGGTAAAGGTAAACATACTATTTTACTTGAAGCGGGCGGCTCTGCTGGTTTAAGTGATTGGGATCCGGTTTTTGAATCCCTAATTCAGCACGCTAAAGTTATACGGTATTCTCGTATTGGTAATGGCGGCTCTGCACAAATAAAGAAAAATTATAGCTCTGAAGAATATGCAGCTGAGGCTTTGTTACTTCTTCAAGTACTAAAAATAAAAGAGCCTGTTGTGTATGTTGCGCATTCTTATGGTGCTTATATTGCGCGTGTATTTGCTGCAACATACCCTAATCAGGTTAAAGCGTTGATGTTGATTGAGCCTGGATCAGAACACGATGTAGATATTATGCGCGGGATTGATTTGCCACGCGCTGAAAAAGAAATTGCAGCTATAAAGCTCGACGATATGAAAAATGGAATGTCGAATCAGTATTTAGATTTTTGGTCAAAACGTCCACTGCCTGGTTATCCACAAATTGCTGACATACCCGTGACAGTAATTGCCTCAGTTAAAAAGTACAAAAAGCCATCTGTATTATTTTTTACCGACAAAGCGCGTGAAATGTGGGGCGACTTACACTCAAAGTGGGCTAATGCATTTCCTCAAGGTGAAATAGTAATAACAAATAAAAGCTATCACTACCCGCAAAATGATGAGCCAGAAATGGTTGTAGCCCAAGTAGTTAAGTTGCTTGAACGTACTAAATAGGTGTTGGTTTGGTTGCTGATTGTATAAATACCAATTGCCGTAAATTAGTAGTTTGGCATTAGACTAAAGTCTATAGATTAGATTTTTTCACTTATTAGGTTTGTTTTAATCGTTTGTCGTTTTTGTGGTAATTCACTAAAGTTCAGTTGTCGGCAACAAGCACGGCTAACTAATACCAATTTTATTAAAACATGATCATTTTAGCGAATTAAATAACTCACTAACTGCGTTAAAAATTACTTATATAGAACGACTATATTCCATAATTTTTTCCTTGTTATTAAGCTATTTTCTTGACGCTAAAAAA